GCGCGATCTCAATGGCCGTGAGCGGCAGGCGCTCTGACATATTCTTGATGGCGTCGCTCATTTCGTAATAGGTTTTTGTCAGCTTGCCGTTATCATCACGGGCGCCGTTCATCTGCCTTGCAACGCCGAGCATTGCCGTTTCAAAAGCGGCGTAGTCTTTGACCACTTTTAGCACCGGCAAGCCCATTGCTACGCCAGCACCCATTGTTGAGGCACCAGCGCCGGCAATCTGGTTGCGGCGTTGCAGTGCGTTATCGCGGGCAGCGCGGGCGGCGTTCATACGCCCGGCTATTTCACTTTGTTTTTTAAGTGCATCGGTCTGCTTGTTAACCTGTGCCGTGGCATTGGCCATATTAGTTTTTAGCGTGCGCTGGTGGTCAGCAAGGTTCTTGGTATCCATGCCTACACCGTGCAGCTGGGTGCGTAGCTGCTGCTGTTTGGTGATTAGGTCTGTGTGCTGCTGCTTGAGTTTTCCGGCTTCTTTAACGGCTTTATTAAATTCCATGGTCATGGCAGCGGTTGGTTTATCTACCCCGGCCATTTCAAGCTTGAGCTGCTTGATTTTATCGGTAGCGCCTTTTAAGGCGTTGTTGCTGATGGCGATGTCTTTATCCAGCTTGCGAAAGCCGTTGATGTTGTTTTGCTGGTCGTTAAGCTGGCGCAAGTTATCACGTGCGGCTTTTAGTGCCTTTGCGGTCTCGGTACTGCCCTTGGTGATTTGCTTGAGAGGTGCAGTGGCTTTGTTGATCGCTGACAGTATTACTTCAAGTTTCAGGTTTTGACTCATTCATCAGCTCCACTTCGTTCTTTTGCCAACTTACGCCACTGTATTAGCTCAGACAGGGTCATTTTATCCATCTCGGATAACGGCCAGTGAAACACACTGGCGATATCCGCCATCATGTCATCTACTCGTTTTGGTAAACCGTCGGTTTCATTGCCTTCGGTAACAAAAAACTGCTCACCGCTGCACCCAGCTGAAACAGATCAGCAGGGTCTAATGCCTGTACCTCATGTGTGGTGAGGGTAGGGTTGCTGATTCGTGGAATGACTCTTTCCAGTGCAGTCACATCCATTTGCAGCAAGTCTGCCAGATTAGTGCCGCGTAGCTCGCCTGATGCCGGTTTGCGCAGTGTGACCTGACTGATTTCTGTTGCGCCGCGTTTGATCGGGGTATCAAGGTCAATCGTTGAGTTGAGGTTGTCGTCTTTAATTGCTACGTCTTTGGTCATGGTGATAGTCTCCAGTTAAAATTAAATGTTACAAAACAAATGCCCCAATATTCGGCGGGGCATTGTATTGGGGCGATTTTTAACACGTTAGCCGATTCGGTGTTAATCTTCCCTTTCGCGGGGTGTATTAGTTAAGGCCAAGTGCCTGACGTTGTTTTGCCAGCATATCAACGCCGTTGACGCGCTCGACCATGTTAGTGACATCGATCTCGATAATCTCCTCACCATCGATGATGAGTTTGTAATAGCTCAACGGCATTTTTACTTTCATGTCGTTGTTTTCACCAACCTTGGCATTGCCTGAGTCGATTTCTTCGTAGCGGCCACGCATGACCACTTCAACCGCCGACACTGTGCCTGTGCCGTCTTCTTGATAGGCACCGGCGAATCGTAGCAAGATGCCGTCAACACGTGTGTTGGCGTATTGCTGGAACACCTGAGTGATCAAGCCGCCGAGCGTCAGTTCTGCTTCCAGTTCGTTCTGACCAAGGTCTAGTTTTACCGGGCCATTCATGCCACCGGCACGGTAGCTTTCCATCTGGCGCGTGAGTTTTGGCAGGGTGACTTCAGGCACCAGGCCAAGGTAACTTTGCGCATCGTTGAACACATTAAAGTTTTTGAGTTTTCTAGGTAGAGCCATGATCGTTTTCCTTATGCTATTGGGTTACGTGTTGCCAACTGGCTGCGCTTTATGCCTGGGCTATCAGTTGCGCAAAATCAACCAGATAGCGGTTGGTGATGCGTTGACGGAACTGCAAGTTTTCCAACGGCGGCACAGGTGTGTAGTCGTAATCGATATACAGCTTGCCTGATTCCAGTACCTCGGCTGTGTTCGGCGCAGGGTCAAACCAGCAATCGCCATCGATGATGTAGCCCAGCGCTTTAAGTTCGCGGAACTTGGCCTTGATGCCTTCAATGATGTCACGTGCCAGACTTGGGTTAAGCGGTGCATCTACCGCCCACATATGCGCTTCCGCTATGGTGTCTGCCAGTACTTGTGCGGTGCGGACGTAGTTTTCAAATGCAAATTTAGGGTCAATAGTGCAGGTGCGTGAACCCCAGAAACGGTAACCGGCGTGATTGATCAGTGTGGTGACTTCGTCTGCATTCAGGTAGCCTGCGTCAGTGGCAGGGTCTTGCAGATCCCAGAATATATCTTTGCTCAAGCCGATAACGCCATTGACAGGGATGTTTGAGATGGTTTTGTGCCAACCGATTTCATTATCGAGTTTGGCACGTAGGCCAAGTGCTCGTGCAATCGGTGAAGATACAGCTGATGCCAGACCATTCCAGGTGAGGAATTCTGGCCAGATCACCATGACTTCACGCTGGCCGAAGTTGGCGCGGTAGACGGTGGCGTCTTCTTTGGTGGCGCAGCCGTTGGCATGCACGTAAGCAAAGCCGCGCAGTTTTTGTGCAATCGCTACCAGCTCAGTAGCTACCGGCAGTGTATCTAGGTATGGCACGCCCAGAATGCGCGGTGTTACACCTAACTGCGCCTTGGCTGCAAGCAAGGCTTTTAAACCGGTGTACTGGCCTTGTGCGTTGGTAGTGCCAATAATCTTGGTATTCTGGTCCGCTTCAATCGCGGCGGCATCTGCACCTGCACCGTCAGCCACACGCACTACAACTACCAGCGTGTTTGTTTGATCGGCAATGTCATCCAGTGACTTGGCCAGTGTGCCTAATGTGCCGGCTTTGCCAATGGCGGCCTGCACGTTAGTAATCAGTACTGCTTTATCTAGTGGGAAAGCGGCGACATCTGCATCAGAGCCGGTACACACCATGCCGATGATCGAAGTGTTGATGACGCGGATTGGGCGTGTGCCCTCGGTAATTTCTGTGACACGGACACCGTGATGGTAATCGACTGGCATTTGCGTTCTCCAAGCTCATTAAGAGGTTCGTTTCAATAATGAGAAAGGGTGCCGCAAACCAAGCAAACAGGGGTGTTGTTGTAGTTCTATTTGGGATTTTTAGAACTGGTGTTATAAATTACGGGTGTCCGTAAATTATAAATGCGGCGTAAACGCGCAAAACGGATTAGGCACAAAACAGAACTGGGCGACCTCACCGGATTCCTTGCCTTGTATTTTCCAGCCGAAGCGCAGTTTTACGCATAGATCATGCCCAAATAACCTGTATGGCCAGCCGACAAACCTGAATTCCCACATCTCACCGATGCTGAAATACCAGCCGGTGATGCCGTCGTCTTCATCCACTTCTGTGTTGCCATAAGTGACTGCCTGGTATTTATTAATCACCACGCCGATTATATATTTTGACCAATTGAACGTAGGGTTACGCACTGCCAGCCACCAGTAGCAGCGCAACCAGTTAGGCCAGTTTTGCGAGCGTTTAATCCAAAAGCTACCGCCGTCATTGCCGTGGTCACGGTTGCCCCAGCACCACTCAGCCCATGCAGGCAGGTGGTTGCTTTTACTAAATGGCAAGGCGACTGCAACCAGTAGCAAGCCAGCAATCATCAATGGCAAATCAAGCAGTAGTTTTACTAATAGGCTGATGATTCCAGTGATTAAAATAAGTAGTTTCATGCGTTCCCCTCATCCAGCTCTATGCTGTTTTTGCAATGGTCTTTTTGAACCCAGTTAAGCAGCTTGCACAACTGGCATGGAAACCAGCCGCGCCCGCGTGCTGCATATTTACCAACGCGGCTTGAGATAGTTTCGTCCGGGTCGCCAAAGAACAGCGTATTACCAAGCTGGTCAATGGCAATCAGGATATTGAAAAGATAACGACGCATTTACCAGATGATTGCGGCAATATCTTCAATTGTTGCCGTTTCAGGCAAGGCGTCCAGTGCGTCTTCCAAGCCTTGGCGGTGACCGATTAACTGGCCGCTCACGGCAGCAAACAAATCAGCTTTAGCTATGATGCGCGATACGAGATCAGCTTTAGCTACACCACGTGTGGCAGCGAGTGCGTCAAGCAATGGCGCAGGTGCTGTGTTGTCAGCGATATAAGCACGCGCTTCGGTTTCTTGCTTTGCCCAGCTTGACGTTTCGCTGGCTGGGTAACCGCCGGTGATTTGCTGCATGGATTGTTCAAATGCAGCGTTGATTTCTAAACGTTTGGACTGTTTAAGCTCGGCAGTTGTTGGTGCAGGGTGTGGTAACTTAACAATCTCACCATTCACCAGCGACCAAATGCCATCAGACTCGTTTATTGTTTGTAAAAAAACATCGTCCGAAACTTCGATAGCATCTGCTGGGACGACGGCATTTATTGCGCTATCGTAACGAGCTGACAAAATGCCGTTTGTAAATTGAATATGTTTTGACATGATTTTTCCTTAATTACCTATTGCAATATAATTGCCGTTGACTGCAACTCTGGTAGCTGTAGCAGTCCATGTGCTAGCGTCGAATCCGGTTGTTGTCGGGTTATTTTGGGAAACAAAAGTTCCGCCAGGTGTGCCTGTTCTATTGCTATTTGCGTTAATAGACCTAACAGCGGTCGGGAAAGCTATGGGAAATACAATTGATGTATCGGCACTAGCTGAACCTATAATTACACCCCATTGGATAATTACTCCGCCGGGTAATTTTTGATAACCGTTACCAGCTATAGACTTGGCAAAACTTGGTAAAAATTGCAATTCTTCATGTCCACCAACGATAAACCAAGTACCTGACGCAGCACTGTATACAAGTACAACACTTGAACCTTGCTCAACAGTGAATGACGTGATTGTGCCTGTCTGCCTATTGATATTGTCAGCACCTTGTCGCACAATTGTTAGCACGCCACTTGATGAATTTAAAATTTCAATCCTAGCGCCTGGTGGAACTGTTGCTAACAAAGGTAAAGTGAATGTCTTCGCAGCAAACCCGAAAGAATAAATGATTGCACCAACATGCGCTGACGTCAAAATAGTATCAACGTCAAACGCAAACACTCCTGAAGCCTGCAAGCCTTGTTTTTTTACAAATTCAGTTGTTGCTAAAGAAATATCATTGTCAAATTGCGCAGGAGTCGGTGCTTTGGGATCACCAGTAAATATCGGGCTAGCAAGCGCTGCTTTTAAAGCTAAGGCATTGTTGATCGTAGTGGCAAAGTTGGCATCATTACCAAGGGCTGCAGCTAACTCATTCAATGTATCTAATGCGGCAGGGGATGAGTTGATCAATGCTGTAATGGCTGCTTGTATAAACGCTGTTGTAGCCAGTTGTATTGTGTTCGTACCTGGTGCAGCGGTTGGTGCTGTTGGTATGTCCGTGAAAGCCGGTGACGCTAGATTTGCCTTTTCATTAGCCAGTTCATCTAGCGCACCTTCCACATCGGTTGCAGCTATACCAGTGCCACCGGCGTAGCTGATTGCGCTGGCATCGTGGGCATCTGTTAAATCCGCAAGATGAGCTGCTAGGTTTGTATTATCTAACTCTACCTGCGCTTTAAGGTATTTTGTGCGGTTTGCGAGCTGTTTTGCTTGCAGGTTATCAATACCATCTACGCCACCCAGTACCGGATCATCAGTTTCAAGTTGGTAAATGCCAGCTTCCCACTGCTCAAGTTCTATTAAATCTGCCATGATTGCTCTCTTTCGTTAAATCGTAATCAAACCGCG